TAATCACAAACGTAGCGCCGGATACGGAACCGTACGTCCGGTGCAATGAGAGGGGCGAGTTATAAAACTCCCTCTACTCTATTTTTGCTTTAGCTCTTTTTTGTTAAGTATAGCAATTAAGATTACCGAAGGGTTTAAATCATGAATCAATTTATTGGTCGCAAAACTGAATTAAGAAATCTCGAACCGTCATATTTCTCTTTAATCTCGGTAAGTGATACATTAAAAGCAACCAAAGAAATCTAACAGATTGGAGGAAATACTGATGGATGAGTTCGATCAAAATCCAGGTCGTCGTCATGTAGTTGATGCATCTGGTTTAAATGTCTTTTTAAGTAAAATTTATGGCTATATGGCACTGGCTGTCTTTGTTTCTGCCTTGAGTGCCTATCTTACGATAACTGTTTTTGCTAGGCAGATGGTTGCCTTAATGGTTAGTCATCCGTGGACGATGTGGCTGCTATTATTGTTACCAATCGCATTAACCTTTGTCATTAACTTTAGAGCAACTCGAACTCCAGTAGCCAGCTTTATTTTATTGATAATTACGGCAATTATTTATGGAATTACTTTTGCCTTTATTGCAGGCGCTTATACAGGGCAAGATATTGCTTCGGCCTTCGTTGCTTCGGCTAGCGTATTCGTGGCAATGGCAATTATCGGGACGGTAACTAAAAAGGACTTGAGTAGATGGGGTTCGTATGCTTCAGCTGCATTAATTGGTTTGATTATTGATATTAAGCAAAACAAAATTTAATAAATGTCGATATATCAATGCTTAACAGCAATAAATCGGCAGTAATAACTATAGTGAAGAGACTTTTTACGGAAAAATTACGTAAAAAGCTCTTTTTATATATCCAATTTGTTGATCGATTCCGCAACATGCTCTTCATTTTCCTTTGTAAAGTGAGAGTAAGTATCCATGGTTGTTGAAGCTTTTTTATGACCGAGCAAGTATTGTATATCTTTAATGTTTGCATTATTTTTTCTATTATTTAGTAAAGTAGCCAGTGTGTGTCTAAAGCCATGAGGAGTGATTCTTCGTAGCGGATAGTTGTTATAGAGCGTCGTAATCCAATGATCTGGTGCGCTACGCTCATAAAAATCGCCATTATCTTTGTGGAAGATAAAATCATTGCCTTTTTTATAGATTGTTTCTTCTTTATACTCCTTTAGTACTATAGCCAACTGATCTGATAAGGGGACTTTGCGAACGGACGCAGGTGTTTTGGTAGGACCATAGATTTTGTTGCCATTTTCATCTGTACTGATAGAATGCTGAATAAAAATTTCCTTGTTTTTGAAGTCGATATTTTTCCACTTTAAAGCCAGTGCCTCACCTGGGCGACAGCCTAAATTACCCACTGTCATAAAGTAAACGTAATATTTCTCTTTATACTTTTTGGCACATTCAAGAAATGTTTTCAATTCGCTTAAACTATAGAAGTTATTAGCAGGGTGCTTACTTTTTGCCTTCGTTTTTTTAGGCATCACAATTTTATCAAAAGGGTCTCTGTCGCACCAATCACGTAGAATAGCATACTTAATTACTCTGTGTAATAAGTTTAAAATAGAACGGTAATTAATATGAGTTTCCGCCAATTTAGTAGCAAAGCTTTGTAAGTGGTTAATATCGATACCGTCGATATATACGCCTCCAAATTCTTTCTCTATGTTGTTCTTCCAATTAGATTTCCGAGTTCTTAGCGTAGACCCACGTACATCGGCTCTATAAACTTCTAGCCAAATCTCATATACTTCTTGAACCGTTTTTCGGTTTTCTTTCTGTTCTTTCTTATGAGTAAACTTACTAGGACCCTCTTCTTTTAGTTTGGTCTTAGCTGCTTCCGCTTCTTTGTAGCTGTCAAAGCCCTGGCGAGATGGCTTAACTGCCTTACCGGTTTCTGGATCAGTTCCAATATACGTTTTAAATCCGTACTTGACCTTGCCCGACTTCAATTTGTACTTGTAGATCTCATTGTCTTTTCTACGAGGCATATATCATCATCCTTTCAAACTAACGTTCTAACCAACTGTGTAATAAATCCTGCTTACCTGAATAGGGTAGGCAGGATTTTTGTTTTCTATTCGTTTTTGAACCAGTTCGCTGATTGTCTTAAAGCAACCCAGTGACCACGCCAGCCACCGTATACACGCCAAGGGTAGTCATGACCGGAATACATAACCTTCAAGTCTGATCCTTTCTCAATGTAAGTCTTGTGTGTGAGCTTGCTTTGATACATGTAGCGACCAACCTTGACCTTATATATTGGTGTTTCCTTGGTTACCTTTACCCAGTGCCAGTGGTGTGAGTACTTGCTAATGGCTTGCACGGTTTGAGTAGGTGCCGTAGCTGTAGAAATAGCACCAACGCCACCAGCTAACATGATTGAAGCCATTGCAGCAGTTAAAAATCTATGTTTCATAATTCTTTACCTCCAAAATATTTGAATAAAAAAAGAGGCATACAAGATAACTTGTATGCCTCGCTCAACATTCTGAGCAATACTTATAAATAAGACCATAGCATAATGCATATGGTCGGCACCATTCTGCCGATAAACTAATTATAGCATACAAATGATTATTATTCGATTCTTCTAATTAATTGCGTCTTTATCGTTTCTAAAGCCGAATCAGATATTTTTGTGTTACCAGAAATTGTATAGTGACTTAATTTAGTTATTCTTGATTTACTTACTGATCTAATATCTGTGATTACTGCATAAGATTGCTTGTTATAGCGACTTAATTTTTTAGTTAAGCCAACAATTTCATGAACATTTTTTTGTTCATTCAATATGTCTTTTAAAATTCCTGATATAAAATCCTTTATTTTGTTGGTGTGCGAAATCAATTCAAAGATATTTGGATAATTTTCTTTTATATCAATATTTTTAACTGCCTCAATCAGTTTTTTGTAATTTTCATCTTTGAACTCAAACCAAAATACAGTATGGTTATCCAATATATTAGAAACATTTATATTATTTTTTTGAAAGAAATTCACTTCTTCGTCCGTAAAATTAAAAGTTTTATTTCCGTTAACTGCAATAAAGTCTTTGATTTCTTTACCGTGATTGTCTATTTGCGTTTTTAATTCGTTAATTCGATCATTTAATAATTTTAATATGCCATCCATAAGTTCATAACCTAAGTTAGCATAGTCTCTGTGATAATGCGATGATAAGGGAACAACCAGTATTTTCTTTTTATGCTTATTATCATCATTAGAAAGCACCACGCCAAAATGTTTGCCACCTAATTCATCTCCAATTGGCACACCATAATTAACCATTACGATTGTCCCTTGCTTAAACCTTTTGTGGTACCTTGGCGCTTTCCTTGATAATTCCTTTGATAATTGAACCCCATAGAAATGCATCCAATCTGGTAAACGTGAAATTTTCCAATTTTGTGGATCACCTTCAAAGTAGACATGATTGAAAGCTGATAATTTCTGTCTTTTTTGAGATTTGGAATACTGCTTAAAGCTTTGCATTTTTCTCTCCTTTCACTGGCTCTGGACTATGCGACCATCTGTAAATAGGTAATAAAGGTCATGAGGAATGCAAAAGGCTTTAGCAAACTTGTAGTAGCTGTCAAAATGGAATTCATTGTCATCGCAATATTTTCGCAACAAATTAATGGCAAAGATATTAGCATCGGCTTCACCATGATTTACAGTTTGGTCATTTAAGTTGTAGTATTGCTGATCTTCATATAAAACGTGTCCGATTTCATGAGCCAATAAGAAAGGAATTTCAATAGGGTGATACCAGTTAGCATTCATTATTATTAACTTGCCAGGTTCGTTATAGCTAACAGAGGGGGCATAAACTGGTAGCCGGTTAGTGAATTCAACTCCAATGTGGTACTCAAACATTGCGTAATTCATAAGATACCGCAGTAGTCGATCGTAATTTTCACGATTTTCTAGCGTTAAACTTTCAATAGGTACATTCATAACGCTTACTACTCTTTGTTCAACAGTTCGGGATGACGTTTAAAGTAACTTTTAGCTAAATCTACATAAGTATCTTTCAAATCTTCTGGAATTTTTCCACCATAAGGCATCCCTAAATCAGCGAAGGTTGGATCTTGATTAATCTTGTGTTCCTTCTTTGCTGGCATGGAAGGATCGTCTGTTTTTCCTGTTAAATAATCAGTAGTAGTATGTAGCACGTCAGCTACGGCTTTTAAGTTATTAGTAGATGGGTTAGTTTTGTTCCAATGATAGATTGAACGGGTACCTAAACCAGCTTTGTCGTTAACTTCTATTAAAGATAAGCCATGCTTTTTAGCAAGCTCTTTAATTCTTTCAAACGTTTCAAACGGCGTCATAGTAGTATTCCTCAAAAAATTTTAAAAATAAATTCGCAAAATACGATTTTTGTGTTGCATTAATTCGCATAATGCGTATAATAGATATTGTCAACAAGTTAAGAAACAAGTTAGCTAAGCAAAACTAGAAGCAGATAGCTTAATTAGTGCTTATTAGCTATACATTTATATTCGCATTTGCACATTTAAATGTCAACAAGTTTCGCAACTTATTGTAAAAGAAGTGGAGGTGAACTATATGCCGATTGAAGAAGCACTGGAAGAAACAAAAAAGGAAGTCGAGAGAAAAATCAAGTTTGCGCTTCTTGATAGAGGAATGACACAAAAGCAATTGTCGGATTTAATCAACGAAAATAGACAGCAAGTTAACAGGGCTATTAAAGGTGATACTACTCCTAAATCAAAAGAAATTCGCAATAAGATCTATCAGCTTTTCAACATAAAGGGGATGAAGTAAATGGAACTGACCAAAAAAGAAAAGCAAGAAATTGCTGAAATGGTTGTAAATCTTTTAGACAAACAAAAGAAGCCAAAAATTAATCCAAGTTGGACATCACTCAGAAAAGATATTGAGCAGTATTGCAGAAATACCAAGGTCAATATTCGCTGGTATAGCTTGCAAACCAAAATCTATGACGCAATAAGAGCTGTGCTCAATATTAGTCGAGTAGATGACATGACTACTGAACAATCTGATGAAGCTAGAAGGGTATTCGAGTTCATTAAACAAGAGAGGGAGAAGTGGACATGATCGCAATGATAGAAAACATCAGCTTAGATGAACTTTATGACCTTCAAGAAAAATTATTCAAGTTGGAGATGCTGACCACTGACAAAGATGTATCAGACAAGATCTATGAAGTGCTTCACCTGGTTGATGAAGGAATTGAAAGGAAAAAGAAAAATGCAGGAACTAATTAGAATTACAGTCCAAAATGATCAACAACTTGTTTCAGCAAGAGACCTATATAAGGGACTTGAATTAAAAATTAGATTCAGTCTTTGGGTAAGCAAAAACTTTGACAGCTTTGAAGAGGGACAAGATTTCACCAGCGTATCCGCAGATACGGAGGTCTCAAACAACGGTGGTGTTCAGGTTAGAAAACTTCAAGACTACTTGCTAACAATTGACATGGCAAAAGAGCTTTGCATGATGTCGAAAACTGAAAAAGGCAAAGAAGTTCGTAAATATTTCATCGAAGTTGAGCGCAAGTGGAATGATCCACAAGAAATTGTCAAACGTGGCTATGCGATTCTTCAAAACGAAAACACTCAATTAAAGCTCGAAAACAAGAATTTAACGATTCAACTTGAAGAGAGCAATAAGAAGGCTGATTACCTTGATGTGATTTTAGGAACACCTGATGCGCTAGCAATTTCACAGATAGCTGCGGATTACGGCTACAGTGCTGTGAACTTCAACAAACTACTTCATAAGGTTGGCATTCAACATAAGGTCAACGGTCAATGGATCTTATATAGAGCCTACATGGGTAAGAACTATGTAACTACTAAGCCATTTATCTATAAGGATCACAAAGGCAACAACAGAACTAGTCTTTCAACTTATTGGACGCAAGCAGGTAGAAAACTTATCTACGACGTTCTAAAAGATAACGACATTTTGCCACTGATTGAACGTGACGACATTGCATAGGAGGTGATTGAAATGAATTGCTACAAAAACATACGTGAAGAACTTGAAGCACTCAATGAACTTAATAATTCAAAAACAGAGTTTGGAATGGTTAAAGAGTTCGATGGCAACGGTGGTGTTACACGTCCAGCAACTATCAAAGATCTTCAAGATCTCAACAGTGAAATTATCGCAAGCATCTGTGATCAACTTGGAATGAGTGACATCTATCTAGGAGGTAATAAAAAATGACAATTCTAGCAGCTATGTCCACTAAAGAATTGTGGTCGAAGTTATGCGACTTGCTTATTCAAAGAATGGCACTCGATATCACTAAGGAAGAATGGGAAAAGTTAACAGAGCAAACCAACAAGATCGATGCTGAATTGAAGCGTCGTGGTGAATTACTTAGTTAGGGGTGTAAATCATGGATTTACTGACAAGCAAGAAATGATGGCAAAGCTGAAAATCAGCCGGTCGACATTGATGAGACGTACAAGAGATTGTGAACATAGTCCCTACAAAAAAGCAGTTATTCATGACGGAGCACGAAGATTGTATTACCGCCTAGAATTGTGGGACAAGTTCATGGAATACAGAACTGATAAGTATTACGAAGAAATTTACGGAATCGAATCAATTCGAGACAGGAGCGTGATCTAAATGGAAAAGTTTAGTCCAGAGCAACGTGAAGAAGTCAGAAAGATTGTTAGAGAAGAAATAAAAAAAGCCAACATGCAAAGCATATCAGCTTCAAAAGTTGCCGAGATTACTAAAAAAGAAATTGAAAAGATGGGAGCCGAATTTGGCTCTGATACCACGATCTATTAAGAAGGTCAGCAATGAAAAATTTATATTTTATTTTGATTTTAACAATAAGTGCTATTGCTATAGTGCTTGATCGAAAAGTGATCAAAAAGCAAACAGGTTTTGCATTAAGCTGGCCATATTATTTGTACGTTTTGTTAATTGATCTTACTGTATGCGTTCTTTTTTACATCATTTAAAAGATTAACAGATTCATTATTAATGTGTTTGGTGATCGAAAACCAGGCGCTTTTATCATCAATTTGCGAAAGCTTTAACCAGTCTTGCATTAGTTTTTGATAATCGGGTGAAAGATATGGTAGCAACTTAGAACCGCTTTTTACAAATTGATTTCTGGCGTTGGCTTTTAATTGCCAGCCACCCGTTTGCTCATATGTATTAAGAACGTTAGCAGCTGCAACGAAATTTGTAACTAAATCATTCAAAGTGGAAATTTTATCTTGTGAATTTTGAAAATGTTTAGTTTTAATTTCTAATTCTCTCAACTTATTACTATGCACATTGTTAACGATAGTTACTATGACGGGAGAAATTATAGCAGCAATAGCAATCACGGCAGTTATAGTATCGGCATCAAATTTTATATTAAATCACCTCCTTATTGAAGGCTGATTTAATTGTAGCAGATTGAAGGTGATAAACGATGCAGCTTCTAGACGAAGAAAATTTAACTAAGTTTGTGAGATCCATTGTGATCTCGATGAAACCAGAACTTAAATCAAATCTAGATAAAAAAGACGTGAAAAAGATAATCGAGCTGTCCTCACGTGAGTGGCTCAATGTTGGTGAGTCAGCAAAGTACCTTGGAGTTAGCGATACAACTTTCAGAAGCTGGCGTAAAAAGTACAAGATTCCGTCTCGGACAATTGAAGGGATCACACGATGGAAAAAGTCGGATTTAGATAAATTTTGGAAAACTCGTGGAGTGAAAGGTTACTTATAGAAAAATGACTAAAAAGGAAATTGAAAGAAAGTATGGAAAAACAAAGCTGGATCACGCACTGAGTTACTTCTGCATGGCATTCGAGAAGATCCTTGAGTTTCTATCAATCATCTTCGTACCACTTCTAGTGGTTCAGCAGATCGTACTGTATGGCGAGAACCATCCAGACGTAGTTTTGCCAGCATTATCAATCGTAACGGTTTTAGTAATTGTAATTGGTGCATTAGTCATTAAGCACAACAAATAGGAGGAAACATGAAATTATGGAACAGATTTTTAAACACTTTGTATCTCGTAGACAAGCCCATTACCTTAGCAATGTCCAACAAAATTGCCTTGCTAATAGCAATTGTTTGCATGTTGCTAGCGGGAGCTTTGCTGAACTTCCAGCCTACATCAAGAGTTTTTTAGGCATAAAAAAAGCCCTTTAGCTTTGCAGAGCTAAAGGGACAAAGAAAAATATCTTTAAACCAAAAAGTAACTAAGGAGATTATACCACAATGGAAACGTTAAATGCAGAACAAGTAAAAGAAGCAAAGTACTTGTACGAAAATCAAGCACTAAAAGATCTATCGCTAGAAGAGCCAGACGCAATTCTTTTCTGGGATGGCGAAGAGCAAGCATTAATTACAAAAAATGCTGACGACTTTGACAATGCTTATGAAAAGCCAATGGATTTCTTCATGAAAAAGGTAAACCAAGACTATAAAGGTGATTTGAATCAGCTTGCAAAGTCACTCGGATATGGGCTAGGTAAAGCAAGCTTTTCAATGGGTGATTTCTTAGCCGATTGGTACGACCTAAATGAAGATACGCTAAGAGGATTGATCATTGACTACTTTGACGGCGAAGAACTAGGAGATATTTACGATGACTAATAATGAATTAATCCAATTTGATGGTATTGAGTACCCAGTAAGCTATAAACCAGCTGAAATCATTTTTCCAAAATACGGAGAAATGAAAGACAACATCTTAAAGGTTCACGATGAATTCGCTGATTGGACAGTAACGCCGCAAAACCTTAAATCTTCAAAAGAAGTAAGAAAGAATCTCAATAAGCTTAAAAGAACTATCAACTCACAAAGAATTTCAATTACTAGCGGCATTCAAAAGCCAGCAAAGATGTTTAAAGCAAACATTGATGATTTGATAGCGATTATTGATGAAACAACTAAAAATATCGATTCACAGCTTAAACAGTATGATGACAAATTAAGACAAGATAAGCATGATCAACATGTTAAATTCATTAAACAGGCTTGTGAAGATGCTGGTGTAGATCCTAGCAAGATTAGATATAACGCTAGCTGGGACAACAAAACTTATAGCAACCCTAAATTTGAAGCTGAACTGTATGAGCAGGTTGATATCCTGCGTAAAAATAAGCAACAGCTCGAAACAAATAAGCGAATCATCATTCAAAAAGCCGATGAACTAGGAATTCCGTTTGCCCATTACTTCGAGCAACTGCAAAGAGAAGTCCCACTTGATGAAATTCTCAACGATATGCAAGCGGAAAAAGATGAATTAATTGCGATTGCTAAAAAGCAAAAAGAAACAAAAAAGAAAGAGCAAGCTGACCTAGTTAAGCACGGGGACAAGGCAATTGACCCACAAACAGGTGAAGTTAAGGAAAAAACTTACACTTTTAGGCTTGAATTTCAAAACGTTACTAAGTACCAAGTTGATCAATTGAACAGCTTCTTAAAAGACTGGGGAATTAAAGCAAGGAGAATTAAATAATGACTACAAAAGAACAAGGGTTTAGTGATTTTATTGAGCCAAATCAAGAATTAATTAAGAATTTTGACATCAAAAAGTGTAAGAAAACGGACAATGAGCCCAAACTAAAAATTCTTACTTATACGAATGAGCAGCGGAATCGAAAAGATAAAGCTTCATGGGCTATGCATCTGGCAATGGTCAAGATGGCTATTGTGCAGCCAAAAAAGACACACGTAGTTGAAGTTCGAGGAACCACTCAAAATGGCAAGCCTTATCACTACACTTACAAATATGCTGATTTAGCTGATGTTGACAAGTCAATTATGGATGCTATTAAAAAAACTAAGCAAGATAATAGGCCATTATTGACTTACTACTTCGATATTGACAACGGTGCTGAGGGCGTAACTGTTGAGACTGTAATTGTTGATGCGGCAACGGGTTACAGTGTACGAACTAATAAAGTATGGTTTAAAAACGTTAATGTTGGTAACGCCCAGGAAACAGCAAGTCTGATTAGTTATGGAAAAAGATATTCACTTTCAGCTGCGTTTGGAATTGCTAGTGAAGATGACGATGACGCACAGGCTCAAAAGATGAATCAATCACAAGTAGTTGACGAAAATGCTATCAAAATAATTTTTGAGGATTACGTTAACAATCACTCAATTAAGGCTAAAAACTGGATTAAATGTAAGCATGATAAGGCAACAGGTGACTATATCAGACAGTTGCTTGGTGATTACGAGCTTAACCATCATCTTGACAAATCTAAGCAAAAAGCAATTGACCGCCGAAAAGAAAAAGATCAAAAAGTTAAAGAAGCGGTTAGCAAGATAAAGAAACCTAAATCAGAAGACGAGGTAATCAAGGATATTGTGGATAAGCCTAAAGCGGACCCGTTCCCTGATAAAAAAGAAGACGCTCCAATGAGTGAAGGGCAACAAAGCTTATTTGATGACATTTTAGGTGATTAAAATGGCTAAGAAAAGAAAAACTAGCGAGAACAATCGCAAGTTTAAAGGAGTTTGGATACCTGCTGATTACTGGCTGGATGAGAATTTGAGCATTATGGAAGTAGTTTTAATTACTGAAATTGATAGCTTAGACGGTGAGAATGGTTGCTTTGCTAGTAATAAACATTTTGCTGATTTTCTTGGAGTTACTTCAGGTCGGGCCTCCCAATTAATTACAAACTTAAAGGAAAAAGGATACATTGAAACAACTTATACGACTAACAACAACGTCACTCAGCGAATTATTAGGGTAGTTAATAAATTAAATACCCCCGTTAAAAAATTAAATAAGGGTATTAAGAATACTAAAGGGGTATTTAAAAAATGCGTAGCTAGTAATACATCTAGTAATACATCTAATAGTAATACAGATAGTAATTCTTCTTCTGGGCGAAGAAGAGAAGAAGACCCGGAACGTGAACAAATTTATAAACAATTTTTCCAACTGGCAAGGATGCACGACAAGATCAAAGGGAAAACTACTACCCCATCTTTTGATGAAATTAAGCAATTAAGAAGCTTACTTTACCAATGCAACATTGAAACTTTACAGGCAATTAAAGATAAATTTACTAGCAAGATGCAATGGAACATGCTTAATGATCCATGGGCTTACTTACTAAAAATGCTTCGTGATGGTGTAGCAATTGACAAAAACTGGGGGTAAAAAATCAAAAATTATGATTTTTGATTTAAAAATTGGCTGTACAGTAACTCCACGCCAGCTATCCAGTGTCTTTCAGTATTCATTTATGAAATGGAAGCTAGGTGTTGGATATATTTCAAACAGCCGACTTTATGAAGTTGATACACAAGAAGCAGGAACAGTTCAAGTTACAGGTGATTGCAAGATCATTTATTTAGGGCTTGGTACTTGGAAAGTTAAGTAGAAAAATGAAGGAATAGCAATGAGCACAAGATGGAATTTTAAAAACAACGCAGAGCGGTATGAGAATTACAAAGAGTTAGATACTAACCCGAGCCACTATAAGAGCAAGTATGACCGCCCTTATACTCCGAAAAATAATTATGAGTCAAGAGATAACTACCAAGTGGGCATGTCAATGACTTACATTGATGGTTCTTACTTTAGAACAAATAGTTTGACAGTAGACGATATTACTAAAGCACTAAACGATGGCAAGCGATGGCTTGGCATTGCAAGCGGGGGGAAAATCAATCTTGGTTATGTAATACACTACGAGCCATACAAGTTTTATGACAAACCAAAAGAAAGAAAACCAGCACCATGGAAAGAGAATCGTGGTCCAAAGTTTAGGACAAATATCAATGAACACAGTTTTTAGAGTAGACGGGACTGATGGGGATCCACTTATCAGGATTGACCGCAATAAAGAAGGAAAGTACGAGCTGCACTGGCTACACCCGTATGCTAAGTGTGAAATAGGTGAGTTTGACAGCTTCCTTGAAGCAGAAGACGCGCTAGGCAAGTACTACGGTTATGAAAATGTTACAGAAATCGGGGTTTAAAAATGGTGAAAATTAAAGAAATTGAAGTTGAGTCAACTTGTTTGAAGGTCTTAGATGTTGACGGTACTTGGGTGAGACAAATGGGTGTTCCAATTACAATTAATGGTTTTAAATTTTTCTTTGTGCCAACAAGCAATCCAATGAACGTGAAAATTGAAGCTTATTCATTAGATAGTTTAAAAGTGTTTGAAAGTTTCAAGATTCCACATAAAGTAGCATTGCACCAATGTGCAACAGAAGAAGGGTTCATTAGAACCATAATTCCATTTGCAATAAAAATTGGTGAAAACTTAAGCGAGCTAGAAGACAGCAAATGGAAAAGCATACTCAAAGGTGAGCGTGCTGCGGCGATTGCAGAATGTGGCGCTAGAAATGAAAAAGAAGCCAAGTTACTAGATGATTTTGAGAAACGGAAGTAGCAATGAATGACTAGGCAAGAATTTATTGACATGCTAAGCCTCTATAAAGGCATTGAGGTTCAATTTATCGAATCAAATAAGTATGTTTACATCACATTTACGAAATACATAGATTGTTGGGGCGGCGCTTCACCAGAAGTTGGCTTTTATTGGGGTGAACAAGTTGTTTATGTTAGCCATACAGATGGATTAGAACCAGAGGCACTTCTTCAATTGTCATACGTTTTGAAGCTAGTGTATGAATACTTGCAGAAAGGGACATGGAAATGATGGTGCAGCAAATAAAAGAAATGAAGATTAGAAAGTGCTTTTCAGATGAACTAGTTGAGCATTTGTATGTCATCGTAGCTGATGGTGACTATTTTAGACCGGGATATCACATCGTAAAGACCGGCGTTCGTAATGGTTTGTGCATTTATGAGGAACTAGCATCCGCTAAACGTAGCTATACGTATTTTAAGGGGCGATATCCTTCAGTTAAGTTAGTTCAATTTGATGTTAGTGGAACAACCGTTTTGGAAGAAAGTGAAGACAATAATGGGAACGTCTAGACAGATCACATCAGCAGATCAGTTAGTTAGTGGTAAAGAATATGTTTTAGTTAAGAGATTTCGCAAGACAACCGCTTATTTTGACGAAGTTGTAAGTGAGAAAGCAAAGCCGGGTGAATGGACACCCCAAGAAGCTCCACATGCCGCGTTTCCAGGCGTATTGCTGGGATGTGAACCTGTTTTCAAAGAAGATCGGCAGAAACTATTTGATTGGCTACACTGGCACAAGGTGAAGATTTATGAACTGTAAAAGATTAACCGGACATGGACAAGATGCAATGCTTTTTCACTGTGATTCATGTCACAAAAATTCGTTGTTAGATACCTACGATGTTTTAACAGCAGCAGGTGGTTTGCATTGCCCTTTATGCGGTGCTAATGCTGAGCGTTTGACCGTGGCTAATGAAGAGATAAATTTAAATTTCAAGCTAGAAAGCGGTGGAGCCGGTCCTAGAACTAGGCATGTGAGTGAAGAGCATATAGAGCATATTAGTGCGGAACAGCACAAAGCACTAGTAGACCAAATGATTGACAATTTGGCGGCACTTTTTCATCGGATCAATGAAAGTAATGAACTAAAAATTACCGCAACGGAATCTAAGCTTGAAGAAGATAAAATGGTGTGCGAGTTTACATTTCCTAAATGGTTTTACGTAGATGACTTGGAGCGGAGATACAAGAAATGATTGATGTAATCAAAGTTCTACTGGCCATGTTCATCGTCACCGCGATGGTGTAGCTGGCGGCGTATACGGTATTGACCGCGGTAAATGCTTTAAAAGATTGGTGGTGTAGCAAATGAAGCGAGGAAAGCAAATGACTAAGGTTATGAAGGCTATTTCAGGTTTTTCACGGGAATTGAAGCGTTTAAAGGAGCAATACAAAGATGACTAGCGAACCAGTAACTTACTTAAAAAACATCTTAGCTGTTCAAAATATCAGCGGCTTAATTACTTCTGAGGGCTATGACTTAATTGACCAAGAAAAGCTAGTAACCAACCATAACCAAGCTAAAATCTTAGCCCGGTTAGTTAAGGAAGTAGGCACCAATAACTATAATGGCGGCTACGCTGACGGCAGAGCGGAACAAGCTTTTGAAGACGGTAAAAAGATGGGTGAATTGCTAAAGGGAGGTACAGCAAGATGAATGATTTAGTAATCATGAAAAGCAATCAAGCTTTAACCACTAGCTTGAAAGTTGCTGACACGTTTAATAAAAAGCATCAACACGTAATGGAAAGCATTCGAAATCTCACTGTCGAAAATTCGACAGTGAAAAAGATGTTTGTATTAAGCACTTATGTAAATAGCCGTGGACAAGAACAACCCATGTACTACATGAACCGTGATGGCTTTACCTTATTGGCTATGGGATTTACTGGCAAAGATGCAATGAAATTTAAGCTTGAATATATCGCCGCTTTTAACAAGATGGACGACCTAATTAGAGGAAAATTGCCAAAAACGCCGGAAGAACAGCTTGCACTCACTATGGTTGTTACTAATCGACTGGTTAAGCGTATGGACACGGTCGAAGCACGCGTTGATCATGTAGAAAATACAAGTGAATTAAATGAAGTGCAGCGGTACAAGTTGCTTCAAGCCAGAAAAAAGCGAGTGCTTGAAGTGGTAGGTGGCACTGAAAGCAATTATTACAAGAGTACAAAGGCTAGAAAAGTATTTAATGCGTTTGGTAGGGACTTCAAGAAAGAATTCACCATTCCAAGATATGACAGCTTGCAAAAGCAATACTTTAAGCAAGCTATGGAATTTACTAAAAACTGGTATCCCGATTACGTTTTAAAGCGTGAAATTCAAAATTCCAACGCACAAACTAGCTTAGATGTTTGATAGGTGGTGAATTGATGCTAGAGATTGGAGTAGGCGAAACGGTAACGGATGGGTACAGAACCTTTGTCATGGGACATGATTTAAATTTGCATTTTGTCAGCTATGGCAATCATGCAACTCATCACGTTAGCGAAGAAGCTTTAAAAATTATTTTAAAAAGTGAAGGAATGGAATAGATGCAACAAGTTAGAAGAGTAAGAAATGTTAGACGGGGACCAGGTCCCGAACATAGAATTCAAAATGCAATCATCGCCACTTTAAGATGGCGGCGTTGTGCTGTAATTCGCTTAAATTCTGGCGCTATTCCTACTAAAAACGGAGGACTGTTTCGCGGTACCAAAGCCGGCACGCCTGATTTAATTGGCTATCGTCTCAAAGATAAGAAAGTATTCTTTATTGAGGTAAAAGCACCAAAAGGGCGGATTAGCCCAGCACAACAAATGTATCATCTTGATCTGATGCACAATCACGTAATTCACGGCATAGCTAGATCGGTTGAAGATGCTGTAAAAATCGTCAGCGAAGGCTTAGTCGGCTACGGCTATCCAGATTGCAAAGGGGCTTAGCGATGAAGATAAAAGAAGAAATAAAAGGCTTTTTTGAGTTTTTGTCGCTGTTGCTCGGCGGCGTGTTAATAGCTTTTGTGTTGATTTTCGTTGTAGCAGCTGGGTTTAAATTACTTTTTATATATTTGCGTTGGCTGTTTGGATTTTAAAGGTGAAAATTATGTATTTCCAATTAATTATGATAGTGGTTGCTGTTTACATATGTGGGTTGACGTTATTCACCCTTTATCAAGTTCTGGCAGATAAGAGAAAAACTTGGGGTTTGAGGCTTGCTCAATCATTTTGCTTTGTTTGTTTAGGAACCGTCACCGTGCTTTTTGTGCTGTGGATGCCTCATGTACACGATATTATTGCCGTCTTTTTAGCAATTTCATTTGTAATTGTTCCGATTTTATTTATTTGGTCAGCAGGGGTTTTCGCAGATTGATAAGCAAATGGCATATTTAAAAATCGAAGATGCATGCAAGGCTAAAAACATCACCCTAAAGGATTTATCACGATTGAGTGGAATTAGTGAGAGATCTTTAGAATGGTACGTCAAGCAACAACGGGAGCCGTCTCTTAGTCGAGTAGAAAAGTTAGCAAAAGTATTAGAAGTTTTACCAGCGTGGCTGCTTTCATGGGAGTGAAGGTTGTGAGTTTAGCAGACTTGAAATTGCTCTTAGAGATTCATAGTGAGGATAAAAATGAAACCAATTGATCAATTAAAGTCAGTCTTAGCTGAGAGTGGTTATGATGTCATCAACGAAGACGGCTATAAAATGCTAGAGAATGCAAAAGTTATTACCACCGTTGAACAAGCCAAGGTCATTGCACAATTGGTTAAGGACATTGCCGAAGCCAATTACAATGCCGGTTATTATAAAGGTAGTACTGATCAAGCGTTTGAAGATGGGAAGAAATTAGGAGAAATACTCAATAAGCAAAATAAATAATGATGTGATGTAGATTTTAAAGTTTGAAGAGATACAGGAGTGGGACAGTGTTTTTATTTGATTTACCAGACGAAGTTTTAACAGCAGAAAATGTAGATGATTTTCTCAGCAGCCAGATTAACAGAATGGAACGGCTCAGTGGGGTTAGTTTATCTAGTCCCCAGCTATCACTTGCTCCCGCTCACTCAAATGGCGTTAATAGCCAAGAAAAGATGATGGAAAGAAGGCTGGCAGCATTTGATGTTTTGAAAGCAATCAAATATGCCATTGATCATACATCAGGTGTATCTCCTCAGATACTATTTGAATTTTACGTCTTACATAAGAAAGTATGGGAAATCAATCGTGACTGTAATATGAATCATAATCAGTTCGGTGATTTCAAGAATGTTGCATTGAATCAATTTGCTGAGTGTTGGATCTCGGCACAAGACAAGTATTTTCCTGATGAAGCTGATCGTTTTGATTTGCAGATTTATCCTGGTGAAACTCTAGCAGACGCTGGTTGGAGAGCAGATCAAACTACGCGAAAACGAAAAAATGGGATGTAACCGGGATGAAAGTGGGATCATACCGGGATTTGAAAAGGATTTGCTTGGGATTTAATCGGGATTAAGTTGGGATCGCCCGATGATGAAAAAAGCAGATAATTGTTATTGTCGAGAAAGTAGATAGGAGATCTACCTCGACCGATGCGACGGAAATTCATTTTTACCAATTAGATCTATTCTCCTTGTAAATTAGAGTGACAGCATTGCATACTATGTGGCTTGCAAGTTACCTGGTTCGAATCCAGATGCTGTCATAGCCTCAGAAATACTGAGGCTGAATCAATCTTGTTGTTTTTTATTGAATTTGAACCCGAAGATTCAACAAATGCTTGAAGACAAGATAAATCATGTTTCCCGACGTGTCGCAGTAGAATACCTGCCTCACGTCTTAGCTCTGCGATGACCGCAAGCGAGCGGAGCATTGATATAAAAAAGGACTATTGAGTCCGTGTTCTGATAACAAGGTTTTCCTAACCTAACCGCCTGAAAAGGCGGCCCCTTGATCATGTTGCTCTGCATGCACTGAAGGTCGGCACTTCATTAGATCTTAGCCAGCAGTGATGTTGGTGAACTGATAATCAATAAATCATTATAAAAAATCTCTCAAATTGTATTAGGTAGTAGTCAAACTGCTACCATTCTGGGCAGACTCGTTGTCTGTCCGTCGATGAGTCGATTATTGCGAGTTTTTCCAATATAGATTTCCTCTGTCGAATTAAATTGACCAATGGCGGACAGTTTAGGTTCAATTCCTTTACTGCTCATTTCGTGGTTCTGTTAGTTAAAATCAAGAACACATTATGTATGAACACATTCAGGATCACGTATTAAGGTGCTGGTTAACCCCAGTGCTTTTTTTCGTGTGAAAGGAATCAGCAATGTATCGCACTAAAAAATATGGTCTTGTCTCATGTAAGGAAGAAAACAAAATCCTTGCTGAACTTGAAAGAGATGTCGAGCACAAAAAGAAACACAAACATAAAAAAAGAGGGAAACAACATCATGGAAAACAAAGAATTAATTAGCAAGTTGATCAAAGAACGTGAAGGATATACAGAAAGATCAATCAAGATTCAAGAGTTTCTAAGATCATCTGAATGTGCAAAGATTGGTCACACTCAAAAGCAATTATTGATTGATCAATCTAATCAACTAAACGGCTTAGCATTCATTATTAATATGAGAATTGACGACTTGAAAGACAGCAACGGCACTGATTAAGTTCAGTGTCTTTTTTATTGGCCTGATTTAGGAGGTGAAACCAGTTTTGAAGAAAAAAGCAAAGAAAAAGAAGTCAAAAACTATTCCAAGATTGACACCAAAACAAAAAGACTTTGCTGATAAGTTCATTGAAATTGGTAACGCCACAGAAGCCTATAAATCAGCGTATGTAACTGATCGAATGAAACCTGAAACGATCAATACAGAGGCAAAACGTACCCTCCGATTACCCCCCGTCAACGATTATATCAACAAGCGCATGAAACAGATCGATGAAGCCAAAATTCCAAAGCAGAAAGAGGTTTTAGAGTTTTTAGGTGGAGTTATGCGTGGGACATTAAAAATCACTGTAGAGACTGATGATGGCGTTGAAGAGATACCACCAAATTGGAAGAATCGGATTGATGCTGCAAAGGAGTTACTAAAGAGAATGCCAATTACAGATGATCCAATCACACAGGCTCAACTTCGTAAACTCAATGCAGAGGCTACCTTGGCTGAATCACGTACTAATGAATCACAAGACAAGTCCGGTCGTATGCGTAAGTTAATATCCAAGAAGTCCGATAAGCAACTTGAAGAAATGATTCAATCTATTGAAGGCGGTGATAGCAAGTGACAGATACAGCACTACTCGATGAGTTTAAAAAGCTAACTGTCAATGAACTAAAAGATGAACTGGCTTGGCGGTCATATCAGAAGTACTTTGAACTCGTTTACCCAGATATGACAATGTATCCACATACGAAGTACATCTGTTCACTGCTTCAAAAAATCGCAGATGGTGAGCAACATTTTTATATAATTTCATGTCCGCCTCAACACGGAAAATCGCTTACCATCACCAAAACATTTCCAAGCTATTACCTTATGAAGCATCCCGAAAAGCACGTTATGGTTACTGCTTACTCACAAGACTTATACAGTCAGTTTGCAGAATCAAATAGACGGCTTTTTTCTTTATGGTCTCAAAGAGTACCAGATGCTGATCATGCTTTGCAAGTTGGAAAAAACACGGCTCAGCAATTTAACATTGTTGATCATCGTGGTGGTTTCTATGCAACTTCAATCCTTGGTGGTGCCACTGGTATGAGTGCTGACTTGTTGATTATTGATGACCCAATCAAGAACGCAGAAGAAGCCGGATCACCTACGATTAAAGACAAGATTTGGAATGAATGGTTATTAACATTCAAGCCAAGACTTCAAAAAGGTGGCTCAGTCATCGTAATTATGACCAGATGGCAACAGGACGACTTGGCAGGACGCTTACTTGATAATTCAAGCTTCCCATGGGAAGAAATCAAACTTCCTGCTATTGCTACCGGTCTTGGACCTGATGAAACAGACGTATTAGGCAGACACAATGGCGAGGCACTATGTCCTGACTTGCATAGCCTTGATGAACTACTTGGCAACAAGCACGACATGGGGACTCAAAAGTTCACTGCTTTGTACCAACAAAGTCCAACAGTTGAAGGCGGTAATATCTTCAAACGTGAATGGGTGAAGTTTTATGTTCCTGATAAAGAAACACAAGTAAGACTTCACTTAACTGATAAAGACGCAAAGATATTGCCTAAACACTTGGATACATCAGTACAGGCATGGGACGCAACTTTCAAGAGCAAAGCCAACGATGACTTTGTCGCTGGTCAAGTGTGGAGCAAAAGTGACGCTGACTTATATCTACGACCTGGCTGGTGTCACAAGCGTTTGTCATTCACTGAGACGCTAGATGCTATTAGAGCTATGACAAGGTTTTACCCAGACGCAACAACAAAGTTGGTCGAAGATCGAGCCAATGGTCCAGCTATCATTGATGCCTTGCAACACGAGATACCAGGAATCGTTGCTGTTTCACCTGGTGCAGATAGCAAGGAAGCAAGAGCAGCATCAGTTAGTCCAGTATGGGAATCAGGAAACATCTATGTGCCACATCCAAAGTGGCGACCTGAAATCGAGGACTGGCTTGAAGAAATCTTTGCATTTCCTAACGCAATGCACGACGACAACGTTGACTCGATGGTTTACGCAGTTAAGAGACTTCACGACAACCATAGTCGTGGACCAGTTATCAGATATTAGAAAGGAGGAAACATGGGACTATTTAGCAGAAGAAAATCAGAACCGAAAAAGAGAACCATTGTTGGTGACGGCATCGACCTTGATCCGTTTACCAGTTATGACAATCTAGGCTGGCGAGTGGTTAATGATGAACAAGACTACGATGCACTGCACAATGAGACAAAACACAATGCTATTGCAAGACGTATCGTTCATAAACCAGCCGAAGATGCTACCCGAAATGGTTTTCGGGTGATTGTAGAAGACGATCCAGAACGTCAGAAGATGTATCAACGGCTTCATTATGATTTGAAGACTACACAAGCCTTATCTCAGCAACTCGTTTATCAACGTGAAGGCGGTGATGGTTATATCACTATTGGTGTTAATGAAAATGACGATGCCGATTCAAGTAAGCCACTTGATCCAACCACAGTTGAAAAAGTTCACTTCATTCATGCATTTGGTCAAAACCACGTTGACAAGGTTTTGTCTAACGATGATCCACTCAGTCTTAACTATGGTAAGGAGCAGGCAATCGTACTCAGAACACAAAACGCCGGTTACAAGGTCGATCCTAACGGTACTCAAACGCCAAATACTCCGAGAAACACTCCAAGAGTTATTGATCAAAGCCGGTATTGGCACATTGCACTTGATAAGTCGATTGATGATGAAACAGGTACGTCAATTCTGACCAGATGTCAGGATCAACTCAAAGCAATGGATATCGCACTTGAATCGACTGGGAAGATGTTACGTGAATTTACTTTCAAGTTTTACAAGTCTGATCAGTTGATGGAAGAAGGAGACGCTGACTTTAAACGTGATAAGCGTGAGATTAGCCAAGTACTTAATACAGAAGCAATGGCGTTTGGTCATAGTCAAGACAGTATTGAAAAGGTAGCAACACCAACCGGCGGTATTGATTTGCTTTACAACTTCGTATGGCAACAGCTTAGTGCTGCATGTGGTATTCCAAAATCTGTTCTAACTGGTGAACAAGCTGGGACATTAGCTGGTGCATCACAAGATGTCATCAACTACTACGACAGCATCAAGGCAATTCAGACCAACTTGTTAAAGCCTGAAATTGAACAGATCACTCGTATTTTGATGTACGCAAACGGTGATGACCCTGATCAACTTGATTGGAAGATCGTATTCAATGACTTACAAACCATGGACGATAAGACAAACTCAGAAATCTTCATGAACCAAGCTAATGCTTACAGTAGTTTGATTTCTAACGGCGTTCTTGCACCGGACGAAGTCCACGACATGCTAGCAGGTCAAGACACCAACCCTAACCCAGCAATGCAGACAGCAGGTGACAGTGTTGATGCTGAAACTGTAAAGAACATTGTGGATAACTATCAAAAAGACAAGAAACGAGCTGAGAAACATGACGACTCATAGAAGAATGCCTCACACTCGCTATCCTCGCAATCTTGAAGATGCTTATCGAAGACGCATCGTTAGATTGGTTTATCAGTGGCGCAAAGTCGCTATGGAGTATTTCAACGTCTATATGGGGGACTACTTCAAAGGCGGTACTCAAATTGTTGGTGATGCACCTAAAAAGAACAATCCGACTGAAACAGAACAACAGAATGTACTACATAACCTCGATGCTATGGGCTACACGATCAAACAAGCCACTAGTGATGCAACTATTCGCAAAATTGCTGAACAGTTTGTTAGAACGATTGATATGTTTAGCTACAACAACGTTGCAATGCAGATTCGGATAGCTGGTATCAACCCAATACGTGATAGCCCTGAATTGACCAAGATATTTAACGCACGAGTTGCTGAGAACGTCCAACTGATCAAGTACATGAAGGATCGATATGCAGACAGCATCACTGGTGTCATCTCACGAGCTATCTCAAATGGTGACGGCACCGGTGTAATTACAAAAGAAATCGTTAAACAAACTGGTATGTCAGTCAGACATGCTGCACTTGTTGCTAATGATCAAACCGGATCAGCGCTTGCTAAGTTCAATGAGAGTCGACACAAAGCGGCGGGCGCAAAAGATTACGTCTGGCAATCAATGGAAGATAACCGAGTACGGCCCAAACATCAAGAACTAGATGGCACTCGTCAAACCTACGACGATCCAACTGGCGGTGATGATGGACAGATGCCTGGCGAACCAATCAACTGCCGCTGTGTGGCTGATCCGATATTTAGCTTTTATTAGGAGGTAAGACATGACAGATAACAAACCACTTTTCGGTATTAACTCAGAGAAAGTAACAGTTGACGCACCAAAAACCACAAAAGATGCGCCAGAAGTAGCAGTTAATCACGAAAAAACTGCGTTAAACGCTCAATCAACTCCAAAAAAGGAGGTGAAACGAGTGGCAAAGAATGGATTTGATTACACAAATTGCAAAAACTACACAGTTAAGGAAGGTCAAACCTTACTTGATGTTGCAAATGAAGTCTTAGTTGCCTACCAACAACTACGTTACTTCAACGGCTTATCCAAGACCAACCCAGTTGTTAAGGCTGGTCAAGTGATCTACATTCCTGATCAAGCTATCAACGTACCACTTGGTAAGTAATGATTACGAGGTACGACTCATCAACAGTCAGCGCTATAACAAAGGATCCAATTACAGGTTACATTCACGCCAGAAACGTGCCTATCGCACGAGCTGGCGTTTTTAAATACCTGAAACCGGATGGCACTGTTCGTCATGAAGCCAAACTGCCAGAGGATATCTTGTCTGACAGCACGGTGGCGAGTGCAAACAACAAGCCAATCACTGACAATCATCCAGAAAATGAAGCTGGTCAGCGAATCCTAGTTGATAAGAGCAACACGAATACTTTGATGAAAGGTCTTACTGCGTCGAATGCCCATGTAGATGAGGCAGACGGCACAGTTCGAGTTGATTTGACGATTACCAACCCTGATTTGATTAACAAGGTCGATAACGGCAAGCGTCAACTCAGTATTGGCTTTCAAACGCAGGTCGTGCCTCAAAGCGGTGTCTACAAGAATACTGAATATGACTCAGTACAAAAAGACATCACTATCAACCACGTTGCTGTTGTTGATGTGGCAAGGGAAGGTCCAGACATTTCACTTGATAGATCAGTTGTCGGCGATAGTGCCGAAATGATCGGTGAGCTGGACGATTTTAGTAAAGAGAAAGGGCAAAAACCACAAATGGATTTTGAAAAGGTACGCATTGGCGATCAAACAATCAAGGTCGCTACCGATGATGCTGATAAGTTGATCAAGTTTGACTCTGACAATTCAGCAAATCAAAAGAGAATTGATGAACTTAACGCACAAATCAAGAAATTAACTGATGAACGTGATTCTTTGAAAAGCGGCAATAAGCAAGCTGAAAACGACAGGTCAGAAGCACAAGCCAAAGCCGATAGTCTTGAAAAAGAATTGCAAGGTTATCGTGACAAGGTTGAAGGCGACGGTTTAGACAAGTTGGTTGATCAACGTATGGGCTTGATCGATGATGTGAAGTCTATCGTTGGCGACAGCTTTGATCCTCACGGCAAGTCAGAAAAGGAAATGAAGATTGAAGCTATCAAGAGCGTTGATGGTGATTCCGCTGAAATTGATGGCAAGGATGACGTTTACGTTAATGCTTACTTCAATGCAGTAAAGAACCGCAAACAATCACACTTCGTTGGTGCTACTGTTCACGACTTCAAGGGTGACAGTGCTGAGAGTAATGTTTCAGTTAACCAAATGCATGAAAACTTCTACAACCTTGCAAACAAGAATAAGGGAGGTAACAAGTAATGGCAATTCCTGATGGAACCATGTACCACGACGGTCATCTATCCGCCGGTACAGTTGAAAGACAATACGAAGTCTTAACAGAAGTCGCTAGTGCCGATATTCCATTCGGCGCTGGCGTTTCTTTAGTTAACGGTCAAGCAGTTACAGCTACTAAGGCACCTATCTACGGCGTTGCAGTAAAGCGTGGCTACTTAGACGTTGACCACTTCTATGAAGACGACATTGAAAAAGATAAATGGCATCCAGGAGAAGTTCTCGGTGTTCTTACTGATGGAACTATCAATGTTCCGGTTAATGAAGATGTCGACCGTGGAGAACTTGCCACTGTTGATGCTGACGGTTCATTTAAACCGACCACTGCGGACGATGCAGTTGGTCGGTTTTTAAGTTCGGCTGATAAAGGCTCAACTGCACGTCTTTTAGTCCGCACTCGTTTTGGTGGCACTACCGGTGGCGCTGACCCAACCAAGGACGATGCACACGCAATTCAACCACCTGAAACGCCAACCCCAGCATCTGAAACCAAGAAAAATTAGGAGGTAATGAGTTAATGGCTCAAATGGGAGTTGCAACTAAGGAACAATTAACCTATATCGATCAAACTATTTACGATCCAAAGACTGCTCCACTAGTTGCTTTGCAATTATTTAGCACTATCAAAGTATACCCAATCCAAATGTCTTACAGATACAAGGTTCGTTCAACTAAGGCAATGGCACAAGCCTACGCAAACCGTGGCACTGACATTCCAGTAGTTGACGAAGGTTTCAAGGAATATGAAGTTCCAATTACTCAATCAGCATTAGCTTGTGAGTACTCATGGATGGAACTTCAAGAAGCACAAGCAGCTAACGTCAACTTGCTTGCTGATCAAGCTGCTCTTGTTGCTCGTGGTCTTGCTGAACGTCGTGACCGTATCATTTTCAACGGTATGGATATTGGTCCTAACACTAAAATTATTGGCTTGACTGACACTAATACAGATGTGACCGGCTTCCAACAATTAGCTCTTGATGGTGACCACGCACTTGATAAGTTGGCACAAGACACAGAAGACGGTGCCTTGAAGATGCGTAATGTCTTACGTGAAGCAGTCCAAAAGATTACTCACTTGATTGGTTACGCAAACGCAAAGCCAACTTTATTGATGCCACAAGCCGAAATTGACTTGCTTGATAACCCAGTATCAAAGCTTCGTCCTGACATCACTGTTAGAGACATGGTTTCTCAATACTTTAGTTCAATTCAAGCTGTTCCTGAACTTGAAGGTCAATACTGGCATGCAAAGAACGCTTCAAAGGCTGACAAGCAAAAAGATATGGCTATTGTCTGCTTAACTGACGAGGACATTGCACAAATTCCAGTTGCAATGGAAATGACTCAATTACAACAGGAATACCACGACGGTGTTACTAAGATTCCTTATGTTGAACGTCATGGTGGTTTGGCAGTTCGCTACCCATCGGCATTCGTTCAAATTACTGGTATCAATACACCAACTGCTAATTAGCTAAAGGAGGGGAACTATGAACACTGATGATCCAGTGGTACCGATCACTGCATTGAAGAACGCAGCACCTAAATTAACTCAGAGCATGTCAGACGACACTCTCAAAGAGCTAATTCACGATGCGACCGTTAACACATTGGCGGATGGTTTCCCTCAGCCAGTTGACGGTAAATGGAATGACATTACGCTTACAGCGATCAAATATCTGGCTCTGCACTTGGCTAGCATGGATACTTCTGCTGGTCAGGGTATTTTGGATGAAAAAGTTGCCGTCTTGGAACGTAAATACGAGTCCAAAATTGGCAAAGATTGGCTCCATTCAAGCGTTTGGGGCCTTTACTACTACCGCTTATGGAAGTTATTCTGCGGTGGCAGTAATCGATATGGAGTAGTGCAACATTGAGTATCAAAATCACTGATGATAAAAGCGATTGGGACGCAATCAAGCACGAAATCGACATATTAAATCGCTACATGGTCGTAATTGGTTTTTGGGGTAACGATCGATTGATCGAAATTGTATCTGCATTGGAATATGGCGCTGATATCAAGCCACACAAGCCGGATGGCTGGTTAATCATACCAAGTAAAAATGATGAACTTGGTGAGGATGGCTTACCTATGAGCAGTAGTGAATGGGACGAAAAACATCCTGATCAGCAACTGTTCCGACCAGGTGGCAAGAAAGGTGCTCATGTCCTAGCGGTCAAAGATGCAAGCAGTGATACAGGCTTCAAGATCATCTTTTATTTGATGAAAGAAGTCAAAATTCCTTCAAGACCGTTTCTTCGTAAGACTTCGATTGAATATGAACAAAAGTACATTCGATTGACACAGGTCGGAGTCCAGCGAGTGTTTGAAGGTCGTGCTACAGGAAAAGGCTTACTTGACAAGCTAGGTGCTGTCGCTGTTGCTGACATTCAGCATGAGATGCGCAGGCTGTATAAGCCAGGCAACGCACCAATGACTATCGATAACAAAGGTTTCAATAATCCATTGATCGGTAAACATGCTGGCGGTCAAGGTGGGGCACTCATTAACAAAATCACTTATAAGATCATTCCGAAATAGGAGGACACTATGAGTTTTTACATGGATGTAGCTTCGATGTTGGACGATTACGGCGTTGATATCGAAGTTCGGAAATCAGACAAACCACACACAGGCAAAAAAGAGCTTGTGGGTGGTTTTTTAATGTCTGACGATCAATCTACCTTAATCGATGAAAAAACAGCAGAGAAACGACATGAGCCGGTTATTCCGGTTAATCAGTTGACATCACAACTCATTCAATATTTAACCGGCGGTACTCAAACCAATGCAGACCTAATGTGGCTGTCATCTGGGAAGTACTACGTTCACACAATGGTCAATGTCCCATCACAGGGTGGTTTATTTGAAGTCACTAACTCTTCTAACTATCAGGACTATTCAAACCTGATCATTTACGAATTGAAGGGAGATGACGCACACCAACATGGAAATTCAACTCAAAGATAATCTTCTGCTGACTTATATCATTCAGCAACTGGTTAAAGAGCGTCTTGATTGCGATCTGCTCTATCAGAATTTAGTTTCTGACCGTCCACAATATCCTTTTGTCACTTATTCGTTTATTGTGCCGGAACAGGAAACAACAGGCGATTGGTTGGGCATGGGACGACAGTACATCTCACACCTACAAATTGATTGCCATGCTGACAGCGCCATTCAAGCGATGAATATGGCAAACGACCTTTACAGTGCATTTCAAAGCAGTGTTTATCGTAACTACTTTGAGCAAGCGGATATTGACCCACAGAATTTTACGAACACAAGCGACAGAACAGTCAGAGTTGGTACCTATTACGACTATAGGTTCGGCTTTGATTGTTCTTTTTTAGTGTCCAATGGCGGTCATGTTTACTCACCGGATGACCTCCACTTCCAAGCTCAGCCGGAAACAGAAATCAATACAGTACAACTCAGCGACGCTGGTGACAGTGAAGTTATCAGCGCCAATGGAAAAGAAAAGGAGCAATAGCAAATGGCAGAAACCATTACAGACGTTCGTCCTTTTACGAGAGTTAAGGACGTTGACGTAGAAATGACTGTTGTCAAGCCACCTGCAATTATCGGGCTTGGCAATCTTCTTATTTTGCATGAAGTTGACGCAGGCTCATCTTCTACAGCACCAAAGCCTGCTCTTGCTGATACTGGCACCGGCAAGGATACGCCAGCTAAGAGCGATACAGGCAAGACTACTGGCACAACTGATGGCAAGGCTACTGATGATGGCAGCAAGACCATCAATGTACCAAAGATCACACCAGTTGCGCCAGTAACTGGTGTACCTGACAAATTGGAACCCAACGACGTATTGAACGGCGTATTAAGCCGCAAGACTGATCCTTATACCGGTGCTCAATACGTTGAATACGCAACAGCAGACGCAGTTGGCGCTTACTACGACAAGACTGATCCAATTTACATCAAGTCAGACAACTACTTCATGCAAGAAGCAGCATCTGACCGTATTGCCGTATTGAATTATCCAAAGGGCAAGCTTGCTGACGCTTTGAAGGCATTCTGGTATTACAACTGGGCCTTCATGATCTTTGATAAGTCACAATTCACAGACACCACCCCAAGTGATGACGCAATTATTGCATCTAACATCTGCGAAGCTAACAAGGATCACTTCTTAGTATTGCAAGCTACTCAACCAGCCGCATACGTAACCTTCTATGCACAAAACTACACCATCGGCTTGATTCACGACTTATCAGAACCAATGGATGCAGCTCTCATCGGTGCAACCGCCACCTTGACAGTTGGCTTAGTTACCTGGAAGTTCAGAAAGCTTAAGGGCATTACTGCTGACCAAATCACTGTTCAAGAAAAGTCAGCTATCGACCGTGTTCACGCTATTGCTTACATCGAAGTAAGCGGACAAGGCGAAACATCAGAAGGCTGGGTATTGTCTGGTGATTACATCGACTCACTCCACGGCGATCTTTGGGTAAAAACCAATATGGGCGACAAGATCCAAAAGTACTTGCAAAACACCGACAAGGTTCCATATGACCAACGAGGCATTAATGCACTCGCCGCCATTTGTAGCCAAGTCCTCCAACAAGCCTACGAACAAGGAATTGTTTTGGAACAAGAAGTATACGACTCAAACACCGGTGAAACTCAATCAACTGGCAAGGGGGATTACTCAGTAACCGCCACTCCACGTTCAGCTCAAAGTCAAAAAGACTTATCAGCTCGTCACTACGGTGGTTTGAGTTTCAGATACCACCGTTCAGGTGCTATCCACACCGTTCTCGTACACGGCACTGTTCAATCTGATACTTTCACTAATTCAAAAGCTTAAAGGAGGAGTAACACATGGCAAGTTTTAACTCAGCCGAAACCGGCTTGATGGCAAAATACAACGCCAATGACACCACTTTAATGGTTGACGGTGAATTGATGTATGGTTTTGCGACAGATACCATGATTTCCGTTGCCTACGACAACGACAATGTTACTGTCGCACAAGACCCACAAGGCACCGCTGTTGCCTCAATCAACAACAAAACCGGTGCCACATTGACTGTCAACTTGAACGAAACTTCACCAAGCAACGCCAAGTTGACTGAATTGGCTAACACACGTGCAGAATTTCCACTCGATTTGAGAACTTCAACAGTTCACCAAACCGCCACACACTGCTACATCTCAAAGATGCCAGACAACACCGCAGCACAAAACGCCGGTAATCGTGCATGGCAAATTCACGCACTTAACCTTGATACTGAATCCTTAGTCGGTCGTTAGTATCGAGAATGGCTTTCACGCTTACAAAACAGAAATTAAAAATTAAAGGAGAAAAACTATGAGCGAAGAAATTCAAAACCAAAACGTAAATAACAACCAATCAAACGAAGATAAGGCTAGCCAAATGGCTACTGAAAGTAAGAACTTGCAAGACATGATGGCTTTGATTGATAAGCAAGAAAAGTCTAGTGAAATTGCTTCACTTACTGGTAAGCCTACTTTCTTAACTATCAATAAGGGCAAGAAGAATGAATACACTATCGAAGTAATTTTTCCAGGTGTAGCAAAAGCTTCAAGCTTACGTGATGACGCAAGAACTGCTCTTGGTGCCATTGATCAAACCTACTTCATGAAGAACGTTGCTATTAAGGAATTGATTGTACGTCCAAAGATTTACTCTCTCGATTGGTTTGACAAGCGTGGAGGCTATGACGATGCTTACAACAAGATTTTAGATTGGTTTCAATCAAGCATTAATGGGGAAGGCTACACCGAAGAAGATTAGTGATTTGGCTTCTGATCCTGCAACGTGGTTACCACAGTGTTTGGTAATACACGGTGTTCCCGAATCATGGATCAATCATGCAACGCTCGACCAATTAAGAGTGATGTGGGAAGTAGTCAAAAAAGACTTGAAATATCAGACATATTTAACCGCTAAAGATCAAGCACGAATTATGGCAAAAGGCATTGCGTTGGCATTTGGCGGTGAGGACAGTTAAAGCCTAATAAGGCTTTCTTATTTTGCACAAGAAAGGATGAGATAGATGGCAGGACGACATGTTGGTATTGATATCGGCGTTAGAGTTGATAATTCAGTATTCGATTCAGTTGATAGACGTATTGATAAAGTTAAAGCTAATGCAGAACAACTTAATCGGGTGTTGTCACGTACCAAGATGCCAGATTCTGCCGCTAATGGCTTAGACAAGCTTAATCGTGCATCAGGTGAAACTAAAACACAGATTGACAGGTTAGCTAATAGTTATAAGCAAGTTGGCACTAATAACAATCTCAATCGTGCGCAAAGTGATCTGTCTGGTATTGCTGATAAGGCTAAGAAAGCTACTGAATCAACTGACCAATTAAAGCAGTCAATGAACCGTGCTCATGAATCATCAAAAGCACTTGGTGATATGGGTAGCGGTTTTGATCGTGCTAGAGGATCATCTGACAGAGCTAGAGAAAGCTTTGATAAGACTACCGGTTCATCAAATAAGTTAAAGAGTGGCTGGGACCGCTTGAAAGGTGCTGGATCAGCATTGGTTCAAGTCGGTTCATCTATTGCTACTGCGATGGTTCCAGTTGCCGCTGCATTCATGAAGGCCAATGGCGAAGCAACCAAGTTGGCTGATGAATACAACGTTATCAAGAACTTGCAGGAAACCGGTGGTGATTCTCCGAGAGCAGCTAGAAGAAATACTCGTGAAATTCAGGCTGAAAACCGGCGTTTGTCTCTTCGTTATGGTGTTGATCAAAACGAATTGGCTAGAGGCTCTGAGCAACTGCTCAGACGTGGTTATTCCGGTCAACAAGACTTAGCTGCTCACAAGTACTTTTTGCAAGCCGCTCGTGCTACTAACGAAGATTACAACTCAATCGTTAACTCAGCTGCACCTATGCTGGAACAGTTTGGCTATAAGTCCAGAGCTGGTAATAGTGTAAGACGTATGTCTAAGTACACAAGAGATGTTTTGAACAAAGCCGCTTACGTTGCTGACTTAACTTCCGGTGACGTTGGTGGTGAAAGTGGTTTTGGCGAGTCCTTCAAGATGATGGGTAGTGCCGCTCATTCAAATGGTCAAACTATCGATACTATGCTGGGTGCATTGGGTACGTTATCTAACTACGGCGAAGAAGGTTCGAGTGCTGGTACTGGTATGCGTCAGATCATCACTAGATTGATCAAAGCGCCACATAGTACTGCGATGCTAGGTGCCTTGCATGATTTGGGTATTAATCCTAATAGCTTGTACACCAGAAATGGTCACTTGAAACAGTTAGGAACCATCTTTGAGATGCTGAATCGTGCGTCTCGTGGTAAGAAATCTAATCGAGTATCATCCGACCTGCAAACTTTATTTGGTCAAACAGGTTTCAATGATGCTCAGATTTTGATGAATCACTACGGTGACATGCAACACAATGTCCGAGAATCTCAAAATGCTGCACGTACTGGCTATATTTCAAGGCTGTCAAGAAAGAACATGTCCTCATTGCAGAACCAGTTAGCTAGAACTAAGCAACTTGCTACTGATATGGGTATGAGCTTTGCAAAGGAAGTCGCACCTGGTATCAGCAAGGCTCTTGGCTATGCTAACAAGCTACTTGAAGCTATGCGAGGTATGCCAAAGCCAGTTAAGACTGCTGCTGCTTATATAACAGGTATTCTTGGCACATTGGGTGCGTCCAAGTTAGCCAGTGGTTTCTTAAAAGCTAATTTCGGTATCGGTAACGGTAAAGGAATTGGCGCTGGTATAGGTAGACTACTGTTTGGCAAAGAGACCGGTGTACGTCCACGAGACCCGGTTACAGGTCAATACATCAAAGGATCATCTCGCCAGGGTGGCTTAATCAATGCACTGAAAGGTAATTCATTCGGTGGCATGTTCAAGCTCGGCAGAGTCCAGCCTGGTGAGCTAACAGGTAAAGCACTAGTTGGCAGACGATTGCTTGGCGGTGCTGTTGGTGTCGGAACTGCATTAGATGTTGGCTATCAAGGCTTCCAAGCTTACAAAGATCGACACAATGCAGCAAAGAGATCAGTAGACATTGGTGGCGCTGTCGGTACAGGTGCTGGTGCCATCATTGGTGGCATTTTCGGTGGTCCTATTGGTGCTGCACTTGGCGCACAAGCTGGTAAACTCTTTGGTCGAATTGGTGGTAGTGCTGTTAACAGCTTTGTACATGGCTGGCAACGCAAAAAGCCACCAAAGAATTTCTGGTCGCTTGAAAACCTTGGCTGGTCTACTAAAGACACATTCAGTAAGATTGGTAGATGGGGTGGTCAAGTTGGTAAGTCTATGGGCAGAGCACTTGGCAAGGCTGGTTCATTCGTCAAAAAGAATGGCAAGCAATTAGCCTTAACTGCTATTGCTCCGTGGGCTGGTATTCCTGCACTTTTATACAAGAACAACCCTAAATTCAGAAAATGGGCTAATAGCGTTGGCAAGACTATCCAAAATGGCTTCAAAGGAGCCGTTAAGTGGGTAAAAGACCTACCAGGCAACATCCATAAAGGTTGGAATCGTGCTGTCGAGGCTAGCCACAAGTTCTTCAAAGATTTACCTAAAAACTTAGATAAAACCAAGAAGAGTGTTGGCAAATGGGCTAGTCAAACAGGCAAGAATATCTCAAGGGCATGGCAACGTGGCAAGAAAGCTACTGTTAACTTTGTCAAAGGCATTCCAGGTAACTTAGCTAAAGGTGCCAAGAGTGTAGCAAATTGGGATAGTCGTACCGGTCGCAATATTCAAAAGACTTGGAACAAAGGTGTCACTGGCGTAAAGAAGTTTGTCGGTGGCATTCCTGGTCAGTTAAACAGAGCACACAAGAGTGTAAGCAACTGGTCTGGCAAGGTTGGCAACAGTATCCAAAGCGGTTGGAATAAAGGCAAAAAGGCAGTTGGTTCTTTTGTTTCTTCAATTCCAGGTCAATTAGGTAAAGCCTATAAAGCAGTCAAAGATTGGGCTGGCAAAGTCGGCAATACAATAAAAGATGCTTGGAACAATTTCTGGGGTAAAGCTGGCGATATCCGTAAAGGTATCACTAATAACCTGAAAGGTTTTGGTAATGACTTAAACCGTGCGGCTGGTGGTTCTGGTAAAGCCTTCAAGTATGAGAAGATCAAATCTCATGCAACTGGTGGCTTAATCGGATCAGCTCATAGAGCCTTAGTTGGTGAAGCCGGTCCTGAATTAGCCTACAGAGCCGGATCAAACGCACGTCTTTTAGGTGCTAATGGTCCTGCCATCACTAAGGTGCGTCCAGGTGAACACATTCTTAATGCAAGAGACACTCGCAAAGTCATGGCTGGTGGTTTAGGTCGTGGCTTAACTCTCAAAGGTTATGCCACTGGTAACACTAAGCTTGGTCAAACCACCAAGACAGTATCCAAGGATTACAAGAAGATCACTGATGACGCTACTAAGTCTTTGAAGAGTTTAAGCAAGAACAATGCTTCAAGCTGGTCAAAGATTAACAGTCAAACTGCTAAGTACAACAGCAAAAACAGAGCTAATGCTACTAAGGAATACACAGGCATGCGTAAATCTGTGGATAAGCAGATGAATAACATGCACGATGGTGTTATTTCTACTGCTAACTCAACTAGCAAAGGTTTTGGCAAGGCTATGGGCAAGATGCGCTCATACGCTAAGGACGCAATGGGTGACACCATTGATCAACTTAACCGTGGTATTAAAGGCATCGACAAGGTATTGAGTCAATTTGGCGGTAACGGTAGCGTCATCAAGACGGTTCACTTTGCACAAGGGTCTGACGCTAACGGTCGCTTGACGCAAAATACTCTTTCAGTTGTCAATGATGCGACTAGCGGTCCACGTCAAGAGGCTCTTGTCTCACCAAGCAACGAATTGTACTTCCCTCATGGTGACAACGTTCATTTGATGATTCCTCGTGGCTGGGGTGTCTTGAACGGCACTCAGACGCAAGAAGTCGCTAGAAAACGTGGCATTCAGCACTTTGCCAAAGGTAGTGGCGTAAGTCATAGCCAATTAAGAAAGATTGCATCACATGCGCTTGCTGATCCTGCTAAGAGCTTTGCAGATATGTTCACCAAGAACATCAAGGAAAGCGGACCAGTTCTGCAAAAAGGAACGGTCGATCTTGGCAAGAATGCGTCAACTCACTTTGGTAATCCTTGGAGTACTGCTATGTGGATTGTCATCAACAATGCGATTGGTGACTCCACTGGCAAGGGTGGTACTCGTGAGCAGTTTTTAAAATATGCTGAATCAACATTCAGTGGCGTTAAGTACCAAATGGGTGCGGCAAGCAAGACACTATCTGACTGTTCGGGTATGGTAATGCAAGCTTTACGTCACTTTGGCGTAGATATTGGACGTACCACCGTGGCAATGCAACACAGTTCAGGTGTTGAGTACTTGGGTAAGTCATTATCTAAAACAATTCCAGGCGACTTGGTTATCTTTGGCCATGGAACAGGTGCCGCTGGTCACGTGGGAATTATTAAGAACCCACACACCGGAACAATGTTCAACGAAACGCCACCCCATGCACGCGTTACCTCAATTGCTGATGACAAAGGCATGGGATACGGATATTACCGTGTTCGTGGCTTGCATAATGCCGCTCAATCTAAGAAGACAGCAGCGGCTGATAAGAACTTAATGGCTCTTGCAAAGAAAGAGCTAGGCAGTACCGCCTTGAGTTGGATTAAAAAGAATCTTAGCGATGATCTTGGCTCACTTGGTTCATTTAGTATCGGCGGCGACTTAGCCGAAAGGGCTAAAGCCCTAGCCGGCGGATTAAAGAAGCTTGATCCTAAAGCAACCAAGAACGGTATTGCGGCTGTTCTGGGTAATTGGAATTTTGAGTCAGGTGGTTTAAACCCTGGTGCAGTTAACAGCAGCGGTGGTGCTTCCGGTTTAGGTCAATGGCTTGGCGGTCGTAAGTCTAACTTAATCGCTTATGCTAGACGTCACGGTACAAGCTGGAAAAACGCCGGCACACAATTAAGCTTTGCCGTTAAAGGCGAAGGCTCAGACAGTGCTATTCTTCGCTCCGTTTTGGAAGGAACTGGTAGCGTTGCCAGCCTAGCAAACAAGTTTTCGTCTGAATGGGAACGTGGCGGCTACAATGCTCAGCACGTCAAAGGTGCCATGGAGATCCGCAAAGTTCTTGGATATGCTAAAGGCGGCGATCCTGTCGTTGGCAATAAGGTTCTAGTTGGCGAACATGGGCCAGAATTAGCTGAATTCAAAGATCCGGTTCACATCTACTCAAATGAAAAGACGCGGCAAAGATTAAAGCCACTAACTTCATCTAAGCCGAAAGTACGCCCAGTAAGAGGAACTGGCGGGGCTTTAGGTGACATTCAAGTAACCGTGAATATTAACGGTGACGTTGATGGTGACAATGCTAAATTGCAAAAATTAGCAAAAATGATTGGCGCTGAGGTAGATCAACAAGTACGTCAAAAATTAAATATCATTCTTGATCATATTGGCGATGATACGGGTGACGATGATGATTTCTTATAGAAATGAAGGTGATGTTAATGGTTCAAGCAACTAAGCCAAAAAAGAGAACAGCTGAACAAAAAGCCCATGACTCTATGAAATACTGGGACAAGCGGCAAAAACATGAAAGCGCCGTTTACCGAAAAATGTTTTCAAAGGCGCAGGGCTATGACTTCGATTCACATTTTGAAAAGAATCAAATTAAAAAGAAAAAGCTTATCCGAAAACGTGATAATTGTTTGAAGCTTGTTGATGCTGCAAACAAAAGGAAAAAGCAAGCGGAAAACAATTATAAAAAAGCGAAAGACAAGTACGACCGTATTGTTACGCAAAGAATCGATTTAAGTAACAAATTGGCGGAAATTGCGGAACACAACACCGGCTGGAAGAATGAAGGTAAATGTGCTATTTACCGTTCGGATGGCAAAGGTGAAATTATTTATATTTCGCCGGCAGACGGTGAAAGTGAAAATGTTTCTTCAAACATTACTTCTTATCCGGTTGATGAGGGCGCACCATATAGCTCATATGCTCGTGTAAATAGTAAAGGCGCAACAGTTGCAGGCATCATTGTTGGCAAAGATAAAGCCGATTCATACCGTAAATGGCACATGCTTAGTCAATGGAATAGTTCGCATGTTCGGTTAACCTATCGAGGGGACTTCTGCTATAAGCATTACTTAATCGCAAATATGAACAACGACTATAAGAATCTTCGAGATAACATTGAAGTTTCACTTACTTTTCAATTTGTCTATCAAGCAAAAATCACCACTTCAAATGATAGTAAGCACCACAGAAAGTCGTCTAAGGCTTCTAAATCTGTCGCAGGTAATCGAAATAAAAAGTACACTGCTATCACTATTAAATCTGGCGATACCTTGTGGGCTTTGTCTAAGAAATACGGCAGTTCTGTTCAATGGATGGCACGAGTCAACCACATTAAGAATCCTAACTTAATCTACCCTGGCAATAAAATACGGGTTGCGTAGGCGGTG